AACAGACAGAAAGCTGTTACTGATGCTGCAAATAAACGCGATATGTTACAGGCTGCTGAAATCGCTTGCAACAAATGGGCAGAACGCGGTAAAGAAATGATTGGAGGTAATAAATAATGCCAGGAACAGTAATTGGTAAATCCTTAAATCTTGGGTACGCTGGTAAAGTATCGCGTAATCCTTACAATGAAATTCGTGCCCGCTTTGTGCAATCTGTACTTAATGGTAGCGGAGTTGAAACTAAATCAAATGTTGCTTTTGGTACTCCAGTAGTATTGAATACTGATAATACGATTTCAGCGTGGAAGGACATAACCTCTCCTACTGCTGCAAGTTTTTCCGGTATCGCAGTAAGTGAAGTAAAACAATCAATGACACTTGACTATGGTGCTAATGCAACGGGCGGCGTTTATGAACCAAACATGCCTGCTGACGTTCTATTGCGGGGCAATTGCACTATTATTTGTGCGGATGGTACGCCAACAGCTGGCGGTGCTGTCTATATTTGTACGGTAGCCGGAACTACCGCCGCAATCGGTGACTTTACGGCAACTGCTACACCGACTGGATCAGGTACTGCTATTGTAATCCCAAATATGAAGTTTACAACCGGCAAGCAAGACAGCGCATCGGGTATTACCGAAGTAACTATTAATTATGCGGTTAATCCTTAAAGGAGGAATGTAAAAAATGAATTCTGCTTATAAACAAGCTATGGATAATGTAATGGCAGGCGGACGCCGCGGGGTTGTGCTTGACAGCCTTGGCGGTGCTTATGGGCCGGGGATGGATGCTGGCGCAGCTTCTGGGCTGGCCTTTTTAGTTGGTGAACTTGAAAAACAAGACCCTAGATTATATGAACCGTTGACAAGTTTAACGGCCCCTAGAGATATTGATATGAAACCAGGCGGTGGATGGGTTTCCATCACATCAAATGTATTTGTTGACTACGCGACCACTGGCAGCGAAGAAGATGCCATAATCGGTAGTGAAACCACTAATATTCCGGTATCTCAGGCTAACATCACTAAAGATGTATTCAAAGTATTTACCTTTTCGGAAATACTTCGCGTGCCTCTTTTTGATGATTTAAAATTGCAACAGATAGGCCGTAGCTTGACGCAAATACTTGACGATGGACTACGGCTAAATCATAGCAAATTGCTTGACCGGAATGTATATGTTGGCCTTACTAAGGCGGGTACTACTGGTCTTGTTAATAATGCTTCTGTAGCTACTACCTTGGCCGCTTATAATGCGGCTGGTACTTCTAGGCTTTGGGTAAATAAAACTCCTGTTGAAATTTTAGGCGATTTTAATACTATTATTAATAATACATGGGAAAATTCAGAGTACGATCTTACCGGTATGGCAACAGACATTTTAATTTCACCTGCTAAATATAAATATTTGCTTACTCCTGTTAGCGTGGCAGGTAATCAAAGTATCTTAAATTATTTGCTTGAAAACAATGTAGCTGTAGCCCAGGGAAAACAATTGAACATTAAGCCTTCGCGGTGGTGCATGAATGCTGGTACTGATGGTACTGATAGGATGGTTGCATATGTTAAGGCTGAAAATCGAGTTAACATAGACCTTACAGTCCCACTTTCGCGAGTTATGACAGCACCGGTTGTCCAAAGCGCATCATATGAAACCCTTTACGCATCGCAATTCAGCCAAGTAAAATTTTTGTACACCCAATGCGTGGAATATTTAGACGGAATTTAATATTAAAAAATACTTAATATATGGGAGGACCATTCCTCCCTATTTTAAGGAGGATAAAAATGATTAAATTATTAGCTGATAAAGTATTTGCTTTTGATAGAGGCGAAAAAGATAAGCAAGGTAGGCTTATTCGCTATAAAACTAAAATTGGGTTTTGTGAATTACCGAACTGGGTAGCTGATACTGACCTGTTTAAAATGGCAGTTAAGGAAGGCAGCATTAAATCTTTCGTTGATTCATCAAAAAGTGAGTCTGTGCTTAAAGAGCAGGAAAATGAACAATTAAAAAAACGTCTTGCCGCCCTAGAAGAAGAAAACGCATTGCTTAAAGGTGAGAAGAGCCGTATAAAAAAATCCGGAGTAAAAGCAACAGCATAGGCGGGTGATTATATGTCCTATGGATTAAGCGGTTCTACGGGGCCGTATGGAAACGATATTACTGCAATGGTACAAACTATAAAGGCTGATGCTTCTAATGTTATCCAGGGAACAAATGATGCCTATACTACCGTTGAATTTCTGGCGGTTTTTCCTCAGTTTGCAATTACTAAGACGGTAGGAACAGTTACTAGTAATGTTATACCTTCTGATGTAATTGATTTGTATATTTCTATGGCAACGGCTAGCCTTGTCCAACTTAGATGGAAAAGCAAATGGACTTATGCAATGGCGTTATATGTAGCGCATTTTTGCACTTTGTATATGCAGACTCAAGCCGGGCCTAATTTGACGGCCACACAAGTTGTCGGAACTGCGGAAGCAAAATTCCCGAAACAATCTAAAGGCGTAGGAGATGTATCAGTTAGTTATGACACTTCTTCTATTGCTGGGGACTTGCCGGGGTGGGCCATGTGGAAGACAACAACATTCGGTATGCAGCTTGCTACCCTCGCACGGGCGTTACCATCTGCTAAAGGTGGTATGTATGTATGGTAGGCGGTAATGTAACTGAAAGTAGTTCCGGCGCCGGGATAGATCAGATAAAAAAAGATTTTGCTAAATTAATTCATATGGATGTATTGGTTGGTGTTCCCGAAGCCGACAGTAAACGCGAAAAAGGATCGGTAAATAATGCACAGTTAATGTATATCCAAACTAACGGTTCTCCTGTGCAAAAAATACCTGCTAGGCCAATTATTGAACCGGCAATAAAGGCCAATAAAGATAAAATAACTAATGAACTTAAAAAGGCCGCTACAATGGCTTTAAATAATGATATTAGCGGAGCCAAACGCCAATTAAATAAGGCTGGAATGTTAGGCCAAAATGTAGCAAGAGGATGGTTTACTGATCCTCAGAATAATTGGGCTCCTAATTCTTCGGGGACAATAGCTAAAAAAGGTAGCGAACAGCCATTGATTGATACTGGACAGTTGCGAAAATCTATTACCTATGTTGTAAGGGATGACAAAAAATGATTGATATATCAGAAATGATAAGTGATCCTGATTTTTTGCAAGAGTTTACCGTTTATAGACAACCGGGGTACTGGGTTGCCGGTGATTTTGTACCAAACGAACAAGCGTTAACTTTTTACGGAATAATAATGCCAGCCACAACAAAAGATTTGGAACAAATACCGGAAGCCGATAAAGTAACTGGTATGATGTGTTTCTATGTTCCCTATGATACGCCGTTATATGTTACTCAAAATTATCCTTTAACTGGTGATAGCGATCCAGAAAAATTAAACTCCGATCAATGCGTATGGCAGGGAGACCGTTATAGAGTATATCAGACTAATTCCTATGACGATTATGGTTACATTAAGGCCATATGTGCCTATATGCCAGGAGATTAATCATGAGCGATACCTATCTAACCCTATCACAATTAAATACTCTTATATGGGAAACTACAATGACGGCATTAGGTTATGATTATACAGAGTATAATTCTTCTACTTCCCCACCAATCTCTATGCCGGTTAGAAAATCGTGGCAAGCAGAAGGAGCTCCAGCGACTAAAAGAACGGATGATGTTTGCTATATAAGAGTTTATCCAGAGAATAACGATTATAATAAATTGCGCGAGTTAAAATATAGTGCAATTAATGATGCAAGCGTAAACCAAGCTACTAGTTACACAAGAGTGCTTCAAGTAACTTGGATTTTTTATGGCCCAAATTCTTATGACAATGCTCAAACCGTGCGCGATAGCTTATTTTCAGATAACATTGCAGACGAATTAGAAGCGAAAAATGTTTATTTTATGCCTGATATTGATGATTGCACGCGCGCACCAGAATTGTTTGACGGTCAATGGTGGGAACGAACTGACTTAAAAGCTTATTTTTATGAACTTGTTACAAAAAATATTACAGTTGCAACAGTCGGTAAAGTTACTGTAGATATTTCAAATGGTTCTAGAGAAACAAGTGCGGTTAGTGAAGAAACTTGAAAGAGGTGATTATTTAAATGTCGTTAAAACTTGACAGAATTATTGATGTAAGCGTTACTACGACTAAAGTTGGTGTTACTACAGCAACTTTTAATCAAGGGCTTATAGTTGGTAATAGCGATATTATTCCAGTTTCTACTAGGATAACATCTTATGATGGGCTTGACGAAATGCTTACAGCCGGTTTTACTACATCTAGTCCAGAATATATTGCAGCAGCTTTATATTTTGATGCTGATTCAGCACCGGATACGGTTTGGATCGGGCGCCAGGACTTGACTTCTATTTCTGCTATAACACTGGCAAATGGCGGCGTTAATTATAATATTGATGATGTACTGACACTTACCCAGACCAGCGCAAGCGGGGGAACTGCAACGGTTACCGCAATTATTAACGGTACTATTACGACATTAGCTGTTAATGCTGCTGGTTCTGGTTATGCGGTTAATGATGTATTAACGCTAGTTCAAAGTGGGGCTTCTGGTGGTACTGCTACCGTAACTTCTATAAATGGTACTGGGGGAGTTACAGGGATTACACTAACTACCGGCGGGACAGATTACTCTGTAGCTACCGGATTAACCACTACTGTTAGCCCTTCTGGTGGTACTGGATGCACGATTAACGTTACTGCGATTGAAAACGGAACAGTTAGCGCTATTTTGTTAACTTCGATTGGCACAGGTTATTCTGTAGCTACTGGATTGGCGACTACTGTTAATCCTACCGGGGGCACTGGATGCACAATTAATGTAACTGCGATTAATGGCGAAAGTCTTGCAACCGCAATAGCAGCTTGTCGTACCGCTGGACTTGCTTGGTATTCCTGCTATGCTTGCGGCGCTACTAAATCTGACCATATTGCTATAATGTCATATCTAAAAAGTGCTACGCCAGCAAGTACATATTTTTACGATACGGAAGATGCTGACGCGCTTAGCGGTGCAAGTGGGAATATATTCTCAACGCTTAAAGGACTTTCATATACTCGCTGCTTAGGTATTTATTCTACGACTACTTATGCCGGGGCCGCAGTAATGGGCGAAGCAATGGGCCTTAATACTGGTCTAGCTAATTCAGCATTTACGCTTAAATTCAAAACTCTTACTGGGGTTACCGCCGAAGACCTAACTACAGCGCAGGTTAATATTATCGAAGGTAATAACGGAAATGTATATGTAAATTATGCTTCTGAATATGACATTTTTGAACAGGGTAAAATGGCATACAATTATTACTTTGACCAAGTTCTATACCAAGATATGCTAACTAATTATATTCAAATTGAAGTTATGAACTTACTGACTTCCAATAACAAAATTCCGCTTACTGATGCTGGAATTACTTCGATAATGAATGTAATTAATGCCCAATGTACAGCATTGCAAACAATTGGTTATATCGCAAGTTCCGGCACTTGGTCGGGATCAACCGTTTTAAATGTATCAAGTGGCGATACTATTAGTAATGGATTTGTTACGCAGGCACCTAAAGTCTCTACATTGACCACAGCTAAACGGGCAGCACGCGAAGCACCACCAATATATGTATGTTTGATTGAAGCGGGTGCGGTTCATAGCGTATCTGTTGGCATTTATATTCAGTCATAATGGCATCTACAATATATAGCTTTGGTAATATGTCTGGTGCTATTGCGTACCGAACTTCAAGCGAACAAAAAACATTTACCTTTGGCGGGGCTGAGTCTATTGGCATTAATCAAATAGTCATATCTCCGGCCACTGATAATACCACTCATGATATTTCTATTGATGGCAGCATATTCGTTTTGCCAGTTTTAGTGTGGAATGGAGCAATTACTATTGAGTGTCAGCAGACATCAACATTTAACGATTTTTTGCTTGGATGGTATAACTCAATAAAAGCGCAAGCAACAGCGACTACACCTAAATTTACAAATTGGGCTAATGCTTCAATGTCAATAGTAAAAACTTCCTCTAGCGGAACATCTACTGTTAAACATACTGTCACAGGTATTAGTCCCCAACGGTTAGCAGATAAAACATATGCGGCAAGAGGTGGAACAGTCGTTTGGAATTTATTAGCCGCTAACATAATTGACCAATAAGGAGGAACAAAATGGCAACTACTTATAGTTTTAGAAATTTAACCGGAGCCTTTGCACATTCGCTTGCAGGGGCTTTTACTTTTTCCGGTGACCAAGGTGTTGGACAGATAGTAGTCCATATGGCGACAGAGAAAACAACTCATGATACCGCAGCGGATGGCGCTGTTCAGATTAGTTTTGTTGCCGGGGATAGCGGCACAGTTACTATTGAATGTCAGCAAACTTCGGAAATACATGCGTTTTTGCTAGGCTGGTTCAATGTCATAAAAGCGGCTGCCAAGGGCGGCGATGCTTCTGCATGGGCTACCGGTACTCTTCTATTACGCGACACCTTGAATGACAAAAGTCATGTAATAAAATATATCAGCCCTCAGAATATACCGGATAAAACCTATGCCGCACAAGGCGGAAGAATGACATGGACGCTTATGGCTGGTGATATTCAGTCAACGATTGTATAAAAGGGAGATAGGGACGGATGGAACAATTTAAAGATTTTGAGTTTGATGGGAAAAAATATCAGGTTGGCAAGCTACCAGCTAAAACTGCTATGTGGATAGTAACTCAATTTTTCACGAAATTTGCGCCGGCAAACATTGAAAAAGGTCTTGATATTAAAAATTTGCCAGATAATCGTCAGGCAATGAGTGAAGATGAATTTAGTAGTCTTGTTGATTATTGTTTGATGGCATGTAGGCGGTACGACAAAGTTGGGGATACAGACATTCCGATGCCTGTTATGCCACAAAAAGGTAGATGGGCACTAAAAGAACTTGAATATGATTTTGCGGCAGTAACCGCCTTAGTTATTAATGCATTAGCTTTCAATATAAAGTCTTTTTTCGAAGGCGGGGTATTGAAAGAGTTAGCCAAGACATTCCAAGATTTACGCCTATTCAATACCCAACCCTAAATCCATATTTATGGTCGCCGGTGGCTGCCAAGGAATGGCACCAGCACGAACTATCAGATGGGACATATACTCTTGACGATTTGATTGACTGGCACGAAATGGCTTCAGTCCGGAGCACAAACGAAAGGTTATATCATGAGTCGTTTAAAAATAACAGGGACGGAGGTGGATAAAAATGGACATGAATGTAATAAAAAGCTATTTGGTTTCATTGGGCTTTTCTGTAAACAACCAGGAATTTACTAAGGTAAATCAAGCATTGAGTGATTTTACTAGAAACGTCCATAACACTACCTCCGAAATAACAAAAAGTTTTTCTAAAGCTTCAATGGCTATTACTGGTTCTATAACTGGCATAACAACGGCTACCGCTGGGCTAATAGATCATGTGGGGCAATTGGACATGAGCTATCAAAAGTTTGCTCTACGCATGTATATGACAACCGAGCAAGCTAAACAATTAAAAATAGTAACCGAAGCAATGGGCGAAAATATCAATGATATTGCATGGATACCGGAATTACGTCAAAGATATTTTTCGCTTATGGGACAGACCGGACAACTAGAATCCCAAATGGGTGGCGATACTGGCAATGTAATGAAAAGTATTAGAGATATGCGATTTGAAGTTACACGGCTAAAAGTAGAGGCTACTTACGCAGTACAGTGGATAGCATATTATTTAATCAAAGATTTGTCTGGCGTGTTTGGTGGCTTAAAGGGCGGCTTAAAAGGGGTAAACGATTACTTAACAACTAATATGCCAATATGGACTAGAAAAGTTGCAAGATTTTTAGAAGAGATAATTCTTGGCATAAAAAGTTTAATTGAATATCTTTTTAATTTGAAAGATAAAGTCGTTAAATTATGGCAAGAATTAACCCCGTTGCAACAAAAATTAATAAAAATATTTACCTTAATAGCTGCTTTTCTATCTTCCGGGCCTACAGGAAAATTATTATTGTTAGCTGGTGCGTTTTCTTATCTAAAACAAGAAATAGACCATTCAGCAGAAGCACAAGATACTTGGAATAAAATACAAGAAAAATCCAGCGACATTGTAAAAGCCCTCGAAAAGAATACTTTCCCACAACTAAACCGTTTATGGGACAATCTAAAGGAAACATTAAGTGATACTGGGGAAGCTTTAGATAAGTTGTGGGGGAAAATGTTCCCAGGGCAAGAAAAGCTTACAGGATGGCAAAAATTTTGGCATGCAGTAGATTATATTCTAGCGATTACTATTGATTTGGTAAACGCTTTAGTTACTGGATTCCATCAATT